CCAGACTCAGGATCTAAGTCCTCACCCGACCAAAAAGATGTTAGATGTCTTTGGATAGACGCGTAGGTTCGGGACCACTCGGTGTTACCACCATCGTGTCTCCAATCATCTCTAGCATACTTTTCCGCACCGAATGTCATTACATGGGCAATTTCCACTAAGGCCTCCGGTGGTATCAAACTCAAATCGGGTTTACCGTTATCATACTTCATAATTTATCCTATAATATATATATTTTTATTATCCTTCTTTGTCTAAATCCCACCTTACTATATTCTTTCCCCTTAAATAACTAAATAAGGTTTTCTTATTTTTCCACTTGGTTAACCACGGAGCATTATTTCTTTCAGCATCGAGGAAAACCGCATTAGTAATAACTGTAGGAATAAGTATCGCAAGGTGAACTCCAATACTAACAGGAATACTATAACCAAGCCATCCAAAATAGTAGATAGCAATCAACCCGAAAAAACCACTCCACATAGTGAATAGAGCTAACATAAGATAAGACTGAAGTACAGGATCGGGAATATATCTCAAAGGGTTGAATCGGAGATCCATAACAGACCTCCAAGAATTTACTACAAAATCTAAAAATTTCATTATGATGCCTCCGCGAAATCAATTGCTTGAGATAGTGCGACTTGTTTACGGTTTTGATTAGAACCAAACCACGCAGAAGTCATTCGAGTATCCGCACTACGACCCATCTCGTGATCAGTCAAGTAAGTTACACTGTTAAGTGCTTGCCACCAAGAACCTCTGCCAAACTCTGCGCCAGGTTGAGTCTGAAGAACATCAAAGGCCTTCTGACCGTTAGTAGTCAAGTCTTTGTATTCGTTGACAGTAACTTGATTTTTTCCCTGATAAGTTCTAGGAAAAACTTCGTTGTAGTATTTGATCAAAGATTCTGGAGTAAATCTTTTACTCGCAAGGAACTTCGCAACTTCTTTGTATTCCTCAAATCTACGATGTGCGATACCCATAGTCACTTTGACATGGTCAGCATCAAACGCACGACGATGGTTAATCTTCGCGCCATTTATAGCACGACCCTTTAGAGCCATCGCAAGACTATTCATACATGTTACACGAACCGGAGTGAATCGGATATCAATTGATTTTCCGTACTCGTGAGGATTGGAGAATAAAAGATAAGAGTCAACTTGGTCACCACCAAGGATATCGAAGGACTCTTTGATGCGAGCCATTGCATAAACCATCTTACCACCTTTCAGAGAACCAGCGGTAGACATTTCCATACCACCCTCTAAGCAGTACTCATTGAAAAATTCAAATGCAGTTTCGTTTTGACAGGGTTCCCAATTACCACCCACTTGGGTTAGGACCTTATTGTCAGAAGATCGAACGAGAGCTTCTTTACCAGTAGGTATAAGGTCTACACCGTCCTTTGCGGCAAAAGTAGGACATTTTTCGACGGTCCAATTAGTTCCGGACTTCTCCATCATTTGTTGTGGAGACAAGTCATTAGAGACTTGAGTTCCAATACCCCAAGGACACTTACCCACAGTCGCAGAGGTTTCTATTTGTAGTACATCGTTCATGCTCATAATATAATCCTATATGCTTTCTCAGTTTTAATACAAGTATTATAACACAGAGGAATAGTTTTGTCAACACTTATTTTAAAAATAATTTAACGAATTATATCAATATCTTCAGCATTAACATTCCAAGTCTCAACTTGGTGACGTAGTCTGTTATCCGACCTAAGATTCTCGTATCGTTTGGAAGCTTTCTTTCTCCACCATTCGATGACATTCTCAAGTTCGAATCTATCAAAGTTCTCTTTCTTTATTAATGTATCAGTTTCTCCATTAAGATATTGCGGAACATTATCATAACCGTAAGTAGAATAGAAAGAACGTTTCCTTTCTGTTAATCCTTTAGCATCTAGGAAGGTCTGACAGAACTTCGCATAGGCATCTTCATCACATGACTTGAGAGAGGATTTGATAATAGATACCATTTTACTTTGGGTTTTCAACTTTCGAGAACTGGCGTCAGCTGGAACCAAATAGTCACCGTCATTGCGTTCCTTGAACCAATCGTTTAGTCTTCGGAAGTTATCATCATTTATGAGCGGAGCGAAGTTAGAGTCTGTCAGACCGTTAAATCGTAACAATGGTTTCATTCCGTCATACATAGAAGATGACTTAGACGAACCATAGAGTGATGTTGTCTCAAACATACAGATATTTGAGTTGTACTTCTTATTGAGAGTTTCTCTTACTGTATGTGAACAACAGATAGCGGCAAGAAGTTTTCCGCCAAGATAATTAAAACCAAATGGTTGTGTAGGCACAATATTAAAACCCATGATAACAGAATCATTGAATCTCTTCATTGTAGCTGGGTCTAGAGTATTGAGAGGTTTACCTAACCACTCATTTCTAGGACGAGAATTTATTGTAGGAGAACCGAAACGAATCATGCCCATAACCATTCCGGAATTTTTCTCTTTGACCAACCACAGCATTTGTTTGCCTGGGATGCTCTTCTCAACCGGAGCTGAAGTCGTTATTTCCATGTAGGACATAAACTGGTCCTGTTTACATGGCATTACCACAAATTCCATATCTTTAGGGTGCATATCGAATTTATCAAATAAATCGTTTTCTGGGCCCATGCCGGGCAAAGAATAAGGAAATGTTTCCATTCTTTCCATTTTTATTTGACGCATATAATCATCAATACGATTAAAGGTATCAAAGAAATTCTCGAATATATTTGCTGCATGGTAAGCATCAGTCTTGTTTAGAATCATAATAATAAAACCTAATAATATAAAGTGTATTATACACTAATCAAAAGAAAAAGTCAAGAAGTTTTTAATGGTCTTCATCACTGTCATATTCGACATCGATTATTCCTTGAGACTCAAAAAAACTTAAAGTGGATTTTATACCCTGTTGGTTTCCATAGTACCTACCTGTATAATATGATACAGCCATTAAGACCAAACAAGTTAGTGTAAATTCGTAACTAGTCATAAAACTTTCCTTACATTTTAAAGTTTGAGAAATTTCCCTTCTCTGATTTTATTCTTTGTCCAGAAGCACTATTGTCGAAAACTGGACCTGTATCTTCTTCAGGTTTGTTTAATACACAAAGACTCTCATCAACATCGTGAAGTCGCATCTTAGATCTTTCTACACCTATAGTAAATCTTTGATTGACACTTGGATCATTATATCTGTTTTTTAATTGTTTGACCAATATTTGATTGTTGTTTGCAAGTTCATCATTTGATATGAGAGCAAACATTAAGTCAGCTGTCGCAGGCAGTCCAAATGATTCAGAAGTATCTTCAAGACCGACATCATCATTACTATAACCTGATCTTGTAGTCTGAGTCGCAGACATTATTGGTAAGTTAAATTCTACCGCAAGACCTCTCATCTCTTCTGCAATAGACTTTATGTAAGTATAGGAGTTAATCGAACCTCCCATAGACTTCATTCGAGCAGAGGCACAAATATTCAGATAGTCAATATAAATAAGTTCCGGTACAAAATTCTTCTTAAGTTTCAACTCATTTAATAATGCACGAAAATGTGAAGTGTTTGCTTGACCAGTCGGGTATTCTTTAATAATAAGTTTACCTTGAGTCTTATCCGCAATTGACTTCACTCTATCCTTAAACTTATCCTCTTGCATATACTCAAGAGAACCTATATCAACATTCAGAAGGTTCGCATCAATACGTTCTGCGATACGTTCTTCCGCCATTTCCATAGTGATATATAGGACATTACGACCCTGTGATAAAGCGGAAGCTGCACAATGACACATGAATAAAGATTTACCAACACCAGTTCCAGCGAGAGCAATATTCAAAGTCTTATTGGGAAGTCCACCCTTAGTAATACGATTAAAGTAATCTAGATCAAAAGGAATGCGTTCCTCTTGTCTATGGTAAAACTCAAATCTTTCGTCTATGTTCTCTAAGTAATCGTGACCAACTGCTGTATCGAATGTAACAGCAAGTGCTTTACTAAGTACATCGGGTATAGCATTCTTTGAAAGAGTTTGATGTTTTCCATCAATTATCTGAATTGACTCCATGACACTATTAAACACGGCACGATCTTGACACCACTTCTCAGTGGAATCAATCAACCATTCTAAGTTTTCTTTTTGCGGAGTAAATATATTCGGCAATATTTCTATTGCGTGTCGATACTGTTCGTCGTTTAGTCTGTCGCCAGAATCGATTTCAATTTTGAAAGCTTCCATACTAGGAAGTTTATTGTATTTAGCAATGAATAACGTGAACTCTTTAAAGAGACCTTTGTAGACCCCCTCAAAGTATTCGGGTTGTAAAAATGCAGCAACCTTTCTTGCGTAATCATCATTCGTTAACAGATTCCTCAGAATCGTCTGTTCCAGTGTTATCTCCAACTTCATCATCTCCTGTAACTAAGCTACCTTCATTATATGCTACCTCAAGAATATTCTCAAGTATTTTTGTGGTCTTGTTTTGTAAATCAACATCTTCAGATGTAAGACCATCAATGGGAGAGGAGACTACCGAAAAACTAAACTTCAGTCTATCCATCTCTCCGTCAAATTGTATGTTACCATACACAATTACAGTTTCAACAAAATCTCCAGT